AAAAGTCGGAGCAGGGCACTACCCGCTCATCACGCGTGTATCGGTCCCGTCGAATGATGAGACAGTAGACTTCCTGATCTGCCTGCCCTGACGCCATAGGCATTCGATAGCGCAAACCGTCGCATTCCGCTTCGGCGCGCATGATTGCCTCGATTGGGACGCCCAGTTGATGCGCTATGCGCTTGCGCGCCTCCGCCTTCAGGCGCACGCGCGTTCTACGGCGGCGGGTTGCAAGCTCGCCGATAATCCGTCTGCGAAAAGCCTCCCAGCGGGATCGAGCGGACCATTCCTCCGCGCCACGAGAGCGGATGTCTCTCAAGTGCCCGTCAAGCATCGTAATCAGGACGTAGATGTCCTGAGACGGCATGAGCGACAGGCGATTCTCAAGGGAGTCACAGACAGAGGCTGGCGGGAGCGAGTCCCGAAAGGCGCAGCAGAAAATCGTTCCGAAATCACTGTGCGCCGTGGGCGGATCGGTGTAGTCCGCCACGTCAAACGTCAGTACCTCTTTCGCCGGCATTAGTCTGCGTCTCCCGTGTCGTCGCACTTTCTATCGAGAAGGTAACGCGTATGTGTTGCAGAGAAGCCAGTAATGCCGCCCTCATCAAAGTCGAAAAGGTCCCTCAGTAGCGGGCACTTGTCGGCGAACTTCTTTGCCATGAGCGTCGCCGCTGGACTTGCGAAAAGCACATCGGCGTCGTCGTTGGCTCCCTTCAGTGCGCGACCAAGGTACCAGGCCGCCTTTCTGTAGTCATCCGTCGCACTCTCTCCCTCCTTGAAGCCCGCGCGCATCATGTATTTGACGGCGTTCCCAAGACAGAACGGGAGCAGTTCGCAGAGGTCAATCGGCTCAATCGTGACGCTCATGCGCTTGTAGTGCGCCGGATTGATCTTTTCATCTTTGGTCATCTTTGGTTTTTCTCCTTAGTCGGTTGAATCTTCAGGCGGGAACAACGTGCCTTGACGGGGCGGGTCGTAATCCACGCCCATGAAAGAAAGCACTTTCCCAAGCCCTAAGGTGTCGATGCAATAAACGTATTGCCGTGTGTGCGTGTGGGCCATTTTTTGGAATCGATTCGGCGTCCCGTCGTGGTCGAGGCCGTACATACAGAACATACAGCCTGTACGTCTATATCCCGTCAGGCGCAGGTGCCCGTTTTCCTCCACGATGTCGCCATACACTGTGGCAATCTCAAGCCCGTTTAGCTTGATGTACCTCAGTACGTCTTGTTCGGTCCAAAAGCTCATGGGCTGTGAGATGGGGCGTTTCGCGTCGAACGAATTGCAGCCGTGCTGCATCCATGCCTCTCTGCGCAGGCGGCTTTCATGCGCCATCGTGCCTACGATTGCCTTGCGTCCCGTCTCCTTCTCGTAAGCCTTGATTGGTGCTTTTTTCATCACGTCACAGCACTTGTTCGAGATCTTGAAGGGCGCGTCAATCAGATACCGCCACTTCTGCGGCAGGGCCTTGCGCGTGTCGCACAGGCGCGAATTGCGCAGGGCTTCCGATTTCGTGGTGCGGATCTCATAGATCTTCTGGGAGTTTTCTTTGCTCACCACCGGATAGCCGTACTTTTCGATCACGTCGTAGAACTTCATGCGCGGGTCAAGGCGCGTGACGTTCGGCTGCCGCAGTGCGAATTGCCGCACCTCTGGGTATTCGAGGCCTGTGTTAACGAAAACGGACGGGATGTTCGGGTCTATCTGCTCCGCTAGGTGCTTCAAAACCGTTGAATCCTTCCCGCCCGAAAAACTCACGTAAACCTCGCCGTCCCAGTGTTCGTACCACGCGCGCAGACGATTGAGCGTCATGCGCACCTTCGCCTCTAGGGGCAGACTTTGCATCTGTGCTAGGTCCGCCGCCGTGTGCCTGGGGGGCTTGTTAGTCATGCGTCATCCCGAAAACTTCGCGTTGATAAGAAATACCGCCTGCTGCCGCGAGGGCTGCAAGCGGTGAATCTGCTGTTGCTAGGTTTTGCTTTAGCCTGTCGCCCGATGCGCCGAAACGCGCGAGGGCGTCTAGTACCGAGTCGCAGTATCCGTGCGAAAACGGCGGGGCCGCTGTGATGCCGCACCCGCAACTGGTGCGGCACAGGAAATTTTTGATGGGCATCTCGACGGTCTCGCCACAGTCGCAACGGCACAGGCAGTGCATGACGCGATACTTCCCGCGCCCGGAAAACTTCAGGCCCGTGATCGAGGCAACCAACAGCCTCCCGTGTCTCATGCCTACATATTTATCTTTGGCCTTCGCTATCAGACTGAAATCTGACATAGTGCCCTCCTTTGTTTATCCCCCCGTGCTGCCGTAACCGCCCGCGCCGCGCGCAGTCTCGCTCAGCTCGTCGGCCCACTCGAACGAGGTGTCGTCGAGCTTTTCGACCTTCACTTGAGCGATGCGGTCGCCCTTGTGGATCTGATAGTGCGGCTCGCCGAAGACGATGTGCCGGGCGAGGACGAAGACTTCGCCGCGGTAGTCGCTGTCCACAATGAGTGGCGTCAGGACAAGACCTTTCAGGGCGGACGAGGATCGGCTGTAGACCACCATGCAGTACCCCGCGGGGACCTCGAAGGCGAGGCCGGTACGAACCTTCGCAGGCATTCCGTTCTTGAGTGCCGTGTCCTCAATGGCATACAGGTCGAAGCCTGCCGCGCCAGAGGTCCCGCGCGTGGGCATACGGGCGGCGGTGTGAAGCTTTTTGACTTTGATTTTCATCTAGGATTCCTTAGTAGTTGCGTTCCTTGGCGGGCGAAGGGTCCGCCTCTTCCTCCGGTAAGTCGTTCATCGAATCGACGTAGCCCTCGAGATAGGCTAGGTACGCAGCGATCTTCCTGTAGGCTGCGGCGGCCTCAGCCAGAGCGCCGCACCTTCATCAGGCGTCATGCAGAGCCGTTTCGGGAGAGGCGATTGCCGATCTTCCGATAGGCGTCCGACGGCGTGGGCGGCGTTTACTGCTTCCTCCAGTAGCTGTTGTTCGGGTGATGAGGCTTCGTCGGGTCTCGCTTCTCAAGCGTCGCCCCGCGTGCGAAGCCAGAGCGGATAGCCCACCTCGCAAAATTCGACGCATCCCGCCACGCGACGCACACGTCGTCGAGGTCGAGCGATTGCCAGAGCTTGCATATGCGCTTGACGGACAAATCGAACCCGTCGCCGATGAGGGCTTTGGTCGGGGCCTCTGCGGTCACGCTCTCAGGCTTGACTTTCTGCTGTTCGCTCTGCACCTCTGTGATCTCCGCCATTCGTTTCAGGCGGTTGCGCTTCCTTGCCTGCGCTAGCTTGCGTCGGCGGCGTTCGTCGGTTGCCCGGCAGCCGCAATCCGTCACCTTCTTTTCGGTGATGGCCTTTGCCGGGACTACGACATCGGTCAGGCCGCAGGAGTGACACGTGCAGACCGCTTCGATCCTCCCCGTGTCGGTCGCCCGCACGGAGTCGACGCGGAGGTATCCGCTCGCCGTTCCCACGAGGGCTTTCGCCTTCTGAAGGGCAACGGCTGTCCTCATGTCCTTGCGGCGGTAGCACCCGCACGTCGTGCAATGCTCCGTGACAATGCGAAAGAGCGGGACGTTGCAACGGTCGCTACCGCAGAAGGAGCAGGAGCAGACCGCTACCGCGCCCTCCTCGGTGGGATGAAGTTCGCGAACCGTGAGGGAACCGATCGTCTTCCCGATTAACCTGGGGCCGTACTTCTCGACATGGCGCTTGGCTTTGTTGAGCGGCGACCGATAGCACCCGCAGGATGGGGTTTTGGTTTTGAGCAGGAGGTTGCGGGTGATCTCGAAGCCTTTCGTTCCACAGTCGCAGTCGCAACGGTAGACGGCCTCGTAACCGTTCGAGAAGACCTCCCGAACCGTCAGCCAACCGTACCGCTTTCCGATCTCCTCGCTGTAGTCTCTTAGAGCCATAGCCTCCTCACTTGATCTGCACGCTCTCGCGCTCAACCAGTCGGACGCCTTCGATATCTGCGCCCGCCTCGATTGCTTCCTTGAGCGCCGTTTTGTTCGGCGTGGTCGTGGTGCGCACCGTGACGAACGCATCCGGCAGCGTGACCCCGTCCGCAACTTCGATTGCCTTGCTCGTGCGGATGGAAACCGTCACACTGGGCGTCTTGACCTTGCCGCCGACGGCGGGCAGGGCTTCGAGCATCAGGTGCTTGAGCGTCTCGGACTTCTTCTCAAGGGCTTCTGCTCGCGCCTTCATGCGGTCGGCCTCGACCTTGATTGCCTTGGCTTCGGCCTGCAGTTCGCGGACGTAGAGTGCCGTGGCCTCGAGCTTTTCGGCGGCCTGCGCCTCTGCTTCGCGCAGGGCATCGGCGTTCAGGATCTCGCCCGTCTCCTCGTCGACCTCGATGCGGTCGAGAGCGTCGCGGATTGCGAAGGGGATTTCGTAGATTTTCATAGCTTGTTCTCCTGCCATTTGGCCGCCACTTCGAGAAGCTCTATGGCTTCGTCCTTGATTCGGCGGATTCCGATCAATTGCTTTTGGAAATCGCGCAGTCGGAGCGCGTACTGGGCGACGACGTGCGCCATCATCGAGAAGCTCGAATCACGGCGAAGCGCTCCTGCTAGGGTGATCTGCGAGACGATGTCCAGTAGGCGGAACACGGACTGATTCGTGTACCCCTGCCTGACCTCTCGCCTGACCTTCTCGACCAGTCCCTTTTTCCTCTGGGTCGCGTCTGCGCCTTCGTTGTCGCGGATGCGATTGAGCTGCTCGCAGTACGCACGCAGCGACTCGTCGGAAACCGACAGGTCGAAGTGTGGTAAATTCATTGCTTTCTCCTATGCGTTGTCTGGCTTAACCACCCTCAGGCGCGCACCCCGCCGGTGCTCGAGTCCCCAATTCAACCCGGCCCGAAGGTGGTTAAGTAAGCCAACGGAAAAGCCCCCGGCAGTGCCGAGGGCTTGAGTTATTCGAAAAAATCGAATGACTGATCAATTTGACAGCGTTGTCAAAAAGGTCAGAAGGGTACGTCGGAGTCGTATGCCGGCTCGGGTGCGCGTCGCTGTGCGGCAGGCTTGGCCTGCGCCGGATTCTCCTCGTTGTCCTTCTTTGAACGCAGGAGCTGGATCTGCTCAGCGATGATCTCCGTCACGTAGCGTTCTGCGCCGTCTTTCTCATACTTGCGTGTGCGCAGACGACCTTCGACATAGAGCGGGTCGCCCTTTGCCGTGTAGTCGCGTATGATCTCCGCTAGTCGACCGAATGCGCAGATGCGGTGCCACTCGGTCTCCTGCTGGACGTTGCCGTCCTTGTCGCGCCACTTGCGTGACGTGCCGAGGGAGAGATTCGCGATGACGTGATCGCCTACGCGGATCTGGGGATCGTTGCCGAGATTCCCGATGAGGATGATCTTATTCACTGATGCCATTGTTAGCTTCCTCCTGTGTAGCCTGTTCGGTCATTGCTTGTTCAAGTTCGTGACGACGAGCTCTGAATGCTTGCGCGATCTTTTCGCGGTCTTCGTAGCAGAGACCCTTGGAGGCAATCTCCTTACCCATTGCCATTAGCTCGTCGGGTGTTTCGGCGCTGATTGTGCGGGACATAAGGTCGGCGAATTCGTCTGGCGTGACGCCAGCGCTATCGAGCCACTTCTTGATCTCTGCGCCGACCTCCGGTGTGAGAATTAGCGGATCAGTGCGAGAGGAGAAAAGTCCGGTACGGTCTTTCGACGCGTTCGCAAAGTGCCCGTCGTGGACGAGATCAAACATGATCGTGAACTCATAATCGACTCCGTCGCGCTGCTCGACCTTCATGCCGAGCTTCTTGATGACCTTCTTACCGTTGACGTCCTCTTGCGCCATCTCTGTCTTACTCCGCATCGTCGCGATGATGTGGAGTTTACTGGTGAGCATTGCGTCGACAAACTGTCGATGGCGAGGTGTCATCTCGTTCCAGGCAGACCACGAGTTCCCGCGATAGCGTGCCTTCGCAATGCGTTCGACTTCCTCAAGACAGCCGCCCTTGCCGTTCCATTCGTGCGTCATCGAGTCGATGATGAGAATGTCGTAGCCTGCGTCCTCGGCCGCCTTGATGGCTTCCGTGTATCGCTCTGGTGTGAAGGGCGCGTCCAGATCGAGAACGTCGAACTCAGGCATGCCGGACATGTCAGCGTAGAGAGATGCTGAACCGCGCTCCGTGTCGATGACGGCGATCTTGCCGCCGATCCCCTTGGCGAGCAGAAGAGCGCCGTAGGTTTTGCCGGAGCCAGATGTTCCTGACAGAGCGAGGCGAAGTTTTGAGGCGCTGCGAACGGCCTTTTTGAAAGTGAATGTCATGATGTGTCGTCCTCAGAAAGGTATTTCGTCGTCGTTGATCGCGTAGAAGTCTTCGAGAGTCTTGTCGTAGATCGGCTCGGGACGCTTTGCACGTTCGCCGAACCACTGGGCGCGCTCGAAGTGGTCGCGGTTGTCGTACTCGGGATACGGGTCGAAGTCGTCCTTGTCCTCGTCCTCTGGCTCGGGCATCGGAAGCTCGAGCGGCTCAAGCGCTGTTGTGGTGATCGTCATGCTTACTCCTTTGGGCATTCAAAGCCGGCTTCGGGATGGAGAAGGCAGTCGACGCGATACAAAATCATTTCTGTCGCCTCGAAGAGCGCAACTTCGAGCTCGTCGTTGATGGCGTCGATGATCTTGGTGACCTCTCTTGCCGAGCTTGCGTCCTTAAGGCTCGTGATCGCTGCAATGAGATCGGTAGAGGAATTGGGATTTGCGAGATACGCAACAAGCACTTCTTCTTGCCAGTTTGTGACATAGCTCTCGCAGAGCTCGTCGATGTCGGCGTTCGGCGTCTGCTCCGCCTGGTGCGCGATGCCGCGCGCGATGTCAGTCAAAGTCTTCATAGAAATTCGGCGCGGAAACCTCTGTCTTCAGACAGGGGAGGAAGCGCCGTCCTCCTTTCTAAGTTCGGTTAAATAGGTGCTTCTCTTTTCGAGAAGCGTGAGCTTCCTGTAGCTGATGCCGGAAGAAAACTTTACGCCGTCCAGCCTCCGGACATCGAAGTAGCCGGACGATCTTCGCCCGAAGATGAAGCCGGTTTGCCCAAGACATCTCACCTTGTCAAAGAGCCTGAAGCTCTTGACCAGATGCGGTGTTTGATTGAGCTTTCGGTATCCGATCTTCGTGCCGTCCTTAAGCGTCTTCGATAGCACCGTACACTTGTGAATCTGACGGTTGTGCTTTCGCGTCTGTTGTTGGAAGAGGAAATCTCCTCTTCGCAACGCTTTCAGATTTCCCGCAATGCAGAAGGCGTCGGCGCATTGCGTCTTGGGCAAGCCAAGAGCAATGCGCGTGTTCTTCGTCAGATAGCCGTAGGTGTTCTCGACAGGCAGTTTAGGGTGCGTCTTGCGTACGCGGTCAAGCAGCGTCCAGCGCATGATGCCCATGAAGGCTTCCGCCCTGAACGATTGACCGCGCTTGACCTTCAACTTGATCTTTCCTGCGTGATAAGCCTTGTGGCATGTCTCGCACAGCGTGATCAGGTTGTTTGGCGCATCTCCGCCCGTTTTACGACTCTCAAGATGATGCACGTTGAGGATCGGATCCTTGGATCGGCCTCGACAGTGCTGACAGATATGACCGTCTCTGAAAAGAACGTACTCGCGCACGTTCCAGAATCCAAGCTGGTCGCCCTGCTGATAGCCCGTCCCTTCGACTTCGGGATTCCTGATCTTTTGAATGTCGAAGGATGCGGTTTCAATCACGATCTTGGTGACGGGAAGCAGTCTGCAGACCGCCTCGATGCGCGAAATGTGCGCTTGGATACGGTTCTCCACGGACGGCGCAAGCCATCCCTTGTGCTTTGATCGAACGCGATTGTTGAAGCGCGGAGCGCGGTAGCGCGTCTTTCGATTGCGCCTTGCACGTCGGAATGCCAGACGATCGGCCAGAAGTCCCGTGATGTCCTGTCGAAGCGCGACTTCGGACGCGAAGACCTCCTCCTTTTCCGTCGTGGCGGAAATGCCAACGTGCCTTGCGCCTGCATCGACGCCAAGCGTCACGTCCTGCTTCGTCTCGCCTGTGGCGATGGTCAGCTTGATCGTGAACGGCGTTCGACGCACGACGAAGGCCTTGCCCGCCTTCAGCATGTGTCGCGCCTTTGCTGGCGAACACGGCATCAGCGGCTTGCCGCGCATGTTCAAAACAAAAACTTTCAAAGTATCTCCTTTGCGGATACCCGCAGGCTCCGCTTGCTCGGCCCGAAGGCCGGTAGACATCCTTCGCCAATGTTGGACGGGGTTTGGTGCCTGCAACACCGCTCCTACCTCTCGGAGCTATTAATCACAGGCCGCAGTGCGTGGAACTAGGATGTACATCCCACGGTGCCTATACATTCCCAACCAACGTAGCGCCTCTCGAAGGAGGGCGCTGAGGCTAGTCAATAAAGGCTCTTTCAAGCCTCCGCCTTTAGGCGGGGGTTATTGACTCGTTACTCCATGATCCAGTGATGAGCGCTCCGGCGACGATTGCCAGTGCGCCGAAGAAGGCGATGAGCGTCCAAACGCGTCGGGGGCGCTCGCATGGAAAAGGCTCAGGGGCTTTCGCCGGCTGAGCCTTGGTGTGTGCCTCCGCGCGAGGCTGTACCGGCTGCTTGTATCGCCGGCGTTTGTGGTTTGCTTTCATGTCGAAGTCCTGTGGAATGTGGTCGATGATGCGGACCGGATCGGAGAAGCTCACTCGCTGTCCTCCTCTTCGTCCTCGTCCTCGTCCTCGTCT